GCTCGTTTTCTACAGTTAGATTATATTTAGCCTCTTCTTCAGGAATCCATATAATTTCTAATTCTTCAGTGTCGGGCATGTTTCTTTTCCATTTTTTTTATTAAAACTATCAAACATTAAATTACTCATTAGATTCCGAAAATGCGTTATAGGACTCATTACTGTTTTTGTCAGTTGTTTTTTAGCCATAATTATTCCTTCATCTGTGATGCATACGGATCAGTTGATAGCATGCGTTGTTTTTTATCAGGTTGTACACCAAGTATAATATCTTCTACATTTTTGTGAAAATAATTAACCATCTGCCCAATAATATTGTCTTGTGATAACGTGTCGGCTAGGTCTTTTAAATCTTCACCATGTTGTAGACAACGTGAGATCAGTTTACCTGATGCTCTTAGCTCGCGATCAAGATAAGAATCGGTTGGTTTAATCTTTACCCAAAATGCCAACGGCGTTACCCCATTATTATCTGCGGTGTAATTTACAATACCTACCACTTTACGGTCATCTATATTTTGAGTAAAAGTTGTACTCATCATCCGATCTGGAATCTTTGCTCTCACTATCGTATCTTCCTTATTTAAAATCATTTTCGTGTTCCTCGATAAATTGCCACAGTTTAATATTCGTATCTTTCACCTGTTCAATTTCGTGCCACATCGTATCTATAGTATGGTTTAGTTTACCTATATATCGAATATTTACAACCAAAAGTGCTAAACAAAAATACCAGACAATCAGCAATAAAGCTGTGTTAATGTACTTGCCCAGCGGCGGTGAGTATTCTTCCACTTACATTCTCCCAATAGTTTTTCATTAATATTTCATAATTACGTTTCCACATTGTGCGCATGCGTGGACAAGTTGCTTGTGTAAACATGTCTCGACAATTGTTAATGCGTTTAATTGCTATTACCATCCGTACTCATCCTCCGGGTTTAGTGGCATCACTCTTTACCTACTTCCGGCAAGGTTTCCCCTGACCATTTAATTTTTGATTCTCTACCACCTTCTACGTTCTTTCTTGTGTCTTCTATTGGTAGAAATACATAACCACTATGTGTAGTTACTTTCTTACCCATATGTAAAAATTCAACCTCACATTGTGGGCAATCTATTTCTTTACCACCATCACCAACAGTTGCAATTACTGGTGCAATTTTAATAAAACCGTTGCCATCACAGCGTGGGCATATTGTTTCAACTAGCTTTGGCACGTTTTCCATTTTTCTTTTTAGTTTCTTTAATCAACATGAATTCAATAACTTTTTGTATGCTTACCGGCACTTCAAAACGTTTTTTAGCTAATGATTCCAATTGGTTATGAGTATCCACGGATACTGATACTGATTTAAATTTACTTATATCTGGCATTATTTATTCCTTCTTTTTTGTGTTATACTATGGGATAATATAGTCATTTTATTTCATTTGACAAGAGTTTATTATAATTTATTATAAACTATCTTCTCACCTTCATATGTCGGATGCTATTTCTTAGTATCCGGCATTACTTTAGTGTATATCTCCCCAATTAGTACCTTCTTCAAAGTCTACTTTGTTAGGTACCCTTAACTCAACTGCTGCTTCCATAATATTAATTATTTTTTCTGCTTGTTCTGGTGACTCTACTGATATGTCAAGTTCATCATGTACTTGTATATGCGGTATGATACCTTCTTGGTATAAAGCCAACATAGATTGTTTTGTCATATCTGCAGCACTACCTTGAACCAGTTTGTTTAAAGCTTTGTAGGTAAATGCACGTTTAATGCCCGGGCCATGTTCCCTTAACGCATCTGCATGTGGCAATGGTTTCTTAATCCCAAAACCATGTGGCTCCCACAAATCAAAATGACATAAGCGTCCACCTATCGTTCTAATTTTACCGCTATCATCAGCGCGCCGTGATACTTGCTCAGATAACATTTTAACAAATGGTGCTTTCTGATGGTAGGTACGAATCAAATCTTCTGCGGCTTCTTTTAGTAAGCCTAACTCCGCCATCAATTTGTTTTTACCCATGCCATACATTAAACCTAAGTTAATGGTCTTGGCTTGTTTCCGTTCGATGCCGGCCATGTCTGCAATCATCTGATGGAAGTCAGCTTCCCCAGCATTGTACTGATCAACAATAGTTTGTGAACCTTCTAGCTTTAACAGTGATGCAAAGTGCACCACAATTCTTGGCTCTTGTTGTGAATAATCAAAACAACCCCAAGTATGATTCTTTTCTGGTACAAACAACGCTCTAATCTTTGGTCCTAGATCTTTATTCCGCGCTGGGATCTGTTGTAGGTTGGGGTTACTATAACTAAAACGACCGGTTACAGTTCCCCCATCGTCCGACCGGATCTGGTTGATATCAGCATGGATACGACCTTTGTGTTCATGCTTAATAATAGTGTCAATAAAAGTTGTATGGGCTTTGTTAATTTCTCGCGCATGCGCAATTGCTTTCGGCAAATCGTGAGGGTGCGTTGATAAAAAGTTTTTGGTAAAACTTGGCGCACCTTTCTCCGTTCTATCGTACGGTAATTTAACTTTATCAAAGGCTTTCGCTATGGACGCTGCCGCCCATATCTCAACATCAAAACCAACTAGTTTTTGTATCCCCTTATAGATATCTTTTTCCTCTTTGATCAATTCTTGTTTAAGGATGTTGGCTTGCTCAACGTTAACACGAACGCCTTTGAACTTCATATCTATTAAACAAGGGAATAAGTTTGTCTCGAGATTAAACACGTCCCATAAGTCCTGTTTACTAATCTCGTGTTGTAATGCGTGCCATAACTTTAAGGTCACCACAGCATCTTGTTCGGCATACTCACCTACTAATGGTGCGGGTAGTCGCCACATCTCAGCTTTAGGATCTACACCCCAAGCTTTGGCGGCTTCTTGTAAAATCTTTTCGTTCTTACCCATGCCTACATATTGTTTACCGAGGGTGTTAAGGGCATAACCCCAACGGTTTTCGTCAATTAAAGATGCGGCAATTAAAGTATCAATGATACCACCACGAATATAAAAACCCATAGAACGTATCCAAGACACATCATACATTGCATTGTGAAATATTTTTGTTGCATCTGTATGCAAAACTTCTTCAAACCAATCTAAAACTAATGCTCGGTCCATGTTGCCTCCGCCTTCGTGCGCTATTGGAAAATACCCGGACCAACCTTCAACTGCTACCGCTATCCCGACCACTTCACCATTGCCATTGACTGAGCCTGAGCCACTATGCTTTAAGCCTGGATCTCTAGTCTCTAAATCTATGGCTATTTCTTTATGATCTTTTAAATCTGGTAAATGTGTTGGCGGAATCCATTCGGTTTCCGGCGTAAACATTGGTACTTGTAATGGTCTCATTTGTATTCCTCTTTTAATTTATTGATAAACCAGATCGCTTTGTCTAGGTCCTCAATGGGTTTGCCTTTATGTTCGTGCCGCCAAATATATTTGACTGCACTGCCTTGTAGATAATATTTAAAACCGTCACCTTGCATAGAAGCAATAGCATCAATACATTGCACTCCGCCTTTATTGTAGTGAGCCGGGTGGTTAACTGGATCATATTTTTTGTAATTTTCTCTTGTTATATCTTTAACATCTTTAGTTTTAAAATAACCTTCTTTAGTAAACTCTGGTATTCCAAATTTATTTTTCATTTTTATTTCTCTCTTCATGCATTTTAATTATTAAATAACAGTCCTTTATTTTCACTGCATTTTTTCTATCGTTAAAACCCCAACTACAAAACACAATGTTGTTTTTAGTGTAACCTATCTCAGGGTCTAAACAATCTACTGACAATTGGTTTTTAGGGGGTTTATTCCTACCAACTTTAGGTGCTATCTTTCTTTGCATAACAAGCGGCTCACCGGTGTAACCACAAGTTATACCTTGCTTGGCTTTGTGTTGTGTCCACAACTCAAAAAATTCTTCCTGACTTATTAATTCAATTTTTTTATCTGCATTAATTTCTCTAGCTTGTTTTTTTCTATAACTTTTAAGTATATCGTGGTACTTATTAACTATAAAACCATTTTCGGTGTTTAAATAAGCTATGTTTTGTACCTGCGCTTTATTGCCTTTTTTTTTACTTTCTTGTTTGTTCCGCAGTAATTTTGCTAGTCTTTTTTCTTTTGACCAAGTATGATATACAATAGTTTCCTTTGCTCTATTAAATTTTCTTCCAATATCACATAGTTTCATACCAGAATCATATAATTTTTTAATTTCTTTACTTTCTTTTTCTGTTAAATTCGCTTTGTGTGTTCTATATTTCATAATAGATAGGCCCTTTCATAATTTTTTGGTTCTATAATGTACAATGCTTTCTTGGCACGAGTGACTGCTACATAAAACAACCGGTGCAGTTCATCTGCATCGCGATCACTGTGATCAAGAGCAGATTTAGTAATGTCAGGAAATAATAAAACATTGTCAGCTTCGCCTCCTTTGGCGCCATGTATGGTTGATAATATAATTCTTGGTTCTCTAAAAATATTTTCTTTCTGTGCTAGCATATTTCTAATGTACATTTCCATACGAGTATTTAAACCAGCAAACGAATCATGCCATGGCTTGTCAGTTTGTAAACCGTGAGCCGATATGCATGTCTCTAGGTTATATTTTAAATCCGCATCTAATGTTTTTGCGGTGCGATAACCTTTAGTAACATTTTCACCTAAGTAATAATAAATATTTTTTAACTGTATTGCCCCTAAATCTTCACCTTTACGCAATTGTTCCCAACCATGTATGGCAGCTAATAAGTTTTTATTAACGGAAGGTTTACCTTTGTAAGAAAAATACCAACCTTGTTGATAACACAATTCATTTATCTGATCTAAAAAATGATGGGCTTGGGTTAGCACTAACCATTCACCAGATGACATATCTACTTGTGCAATATCTGCATACCTGTGTAACCTACCTATTTCATCCCGTGGTTTGTATTCTTTATCATAGCGATTCTCTACTTGAGCAATAATCTTTTGTGATAGTTCATGTATAGGTCCACCTGGAATTCGATACGATTGATCTAAAACTCTAACGTCGTCAACATCATTGCGGAGGGCAATGAAATGATCAACATCGGCGCCGGCCCACTTAAAGATTGCTTGATCATCATCTCCAGCAATGTAAGTTTTGTCGGACTTGGCCCACATACTTCTAACCATGCGCCATTGCAATGGAGATAAATCTTGTGCTTCGTCGATAAACAAGACATCAAAACTTGGGCTGACATCTTGTGTTGTAAAGTTCTCCAACATATCGTCATAATCAATCATACCTTTCTCTTCTTTAAAACGGGTAAGTTCTTGGTTTAATAGAAATAATGTGTCACGTTCAACATCTAAGGTGTGTTTATTATCATCATACACATCCATTAAATCCCGTTCCATTACTCTAGCTTTATTAATCAATCGTAAATATTCATTGTCAGAATTAAACACCCCATCATTGTCAGAGTGAAACGACATCTTAATAGGTATACCAACTTTCAAACCAAACTCTCTATAGTCTTCCGTCTTCATGACACGCTCTTTTTTTATACCGAGCAATCTAAATGCTAGTGAGTGTAGGGTTCTAAAATAAATTAAATCTTCTTTTGCATCTAAATTAAATTTCTCTGCAGCCCGACTAGCCGCTTCGTGTGCAGCTTTTCGAGTAAAAGAAAAATAACCAATACGCTTTGGATCAACCCCGGCCTTCATAAACTGATCTACCAAATTTAGTAGTGTAGTAGTTTTACCGGTACCTGGTGGACCTAAGATAATTGTTTTCATTAAAAAGGTGACTCCTGATAAGGTACCTGACTAACTTCAGCCATAGTTTCTTTCATAGAATTTATTTTAACTACTCGTGGAGTTTGGTTTTTTAATTCCATTCTAATCTCACCAACAAAAATTTCTTTCAATTGTGTAATTAAATTATAAGTTTTAGTCTTATCCATCTCCCAATTATTACGTTTTGCAAATGCATAAAAGTCTTCCATTCTAAAATAAGAAAAACCTTCATCAGTCCAAGCCGTCTTATTAAGTATGTCATCTTTAGTTCTAGCCTTAGCTCTGTGTACAGTGTAGTCATACAATAGATTCTCAATTTGAAATTTAGGATTCAATGATTCTAATGGTTCTGTTTCCTGTAAACCTAACATCAATGGTTTTAAATAAATCTCACGCCAATCTTTGGCTTTTGGTATAGGTGAGATAACATTTGCTTGATCTAATACTGCTATCGCAAATAAATTCGGATTGTGTAGTTGTTCAGTTTTTAATTCTATTCGTTTACCACCTACGTTTAAAAACCATTGTGGTGGATTAGAGTTCATTTTAGATAATGTTTCTAGCTCTGGCATTTGTTCTTCTTCAAAACCAACCCCAAACTTTTTAGTTCTACACAAAGCTGGATTGCATACACCACAAATAGGCTGGTCTTTACACCTGTATTTATCGTAACCACGTTTACCAATAGAACCCATTAATTGTTTTACTTCTTGAAAACTTAATGGTGGATCCATATACTTTTGATTGTCTTCCATAACTTTATCTTCCCAAGTATCTGGATCAGCTTGCTTTCTAAATATAGCTACATTAAATAAACCATTATTTCTTGAACCATCACCAAAACCTTCAGCCGCTAATTTATTTAAACAAGGTGGACCATCTTTAAATGCTTCAACCTTTTTTATAACTTCTTTAGTTACAACTATTTCATGTACCTGTGCTTCTGTTAAAGCTAACTTATCAAAAGTATTACAAAAATCTTCTAAAGAAATAGCCTTGCCTTCTGCATCCATAGCATAACGCAATCCTCTTATACCACCATGATAAGGTAAGTTTAAAAAGTTTCCGGTATCACCACGTTCTGCTAATATCTCAGTTTGTTTTGGAAATATTTCTGATCCTTCAAAACCCAATGCCCCTGACATAACTTTTAATTTTGCTTGCATTAAAGCTGCACTAATAAACTCAGAAGTAAATAAAAATAAGTGTGCACCACCAGATTTTGATCTAAACATTACCAGTGGGAATTTATGGGACTTAATAGAGGCCGCTAGTTTTTTGTGGTCTAATTTATATTCATCTACATCAACACACCCCCAACGACACTCATTGTTTTCGTTTATGGGTATAACGCCAAGTGCTGGGTCCTTACCATCTAAATGGTCTTGCCATAGCTGATCTGGTATTGATTCACGTTTAATAAACGCCTTACCTATGGCTTTACCTTTTTCGGTTGTCTCACCAGTTAAAATTAACTGGCCATAAGCACTGTTGTTGCCTTCAAAAATCTTTCTAAAATTTTGCATACTCTATATGATACTCTTTCTGATACTTTCTAATTTTTTCTTTATTCTTCTCTCTATATTCAGCCTGATAGCCAGACTCTTTCATTAATCTTTTTTTATATTCAATCCCTTCGGGACTGTCCATAAAATTTTTCTTATTATCACGTAAATTTTTTATAGTATTACGTAAACTATTAATTACTTGCTTGCGGTAATACTGTTTCTGATAACTTGTTCTGTCTGTCGTCATGTGATATCCTCCCTCTTCGGTACCGAGCTGGGGGGATAGCTCGGTACCAGTTGTAATGATTAAAATGGTACGTCGTCTTTAGACTTAGTATCACTTTCACCATGTTTTACTTTCACGGTACCTTTAGCACACGATTCAGCAAACTTCTTAGCAGCCCCGTACAGATCTTTATCTTGTACTGGACCCACCTTATTAATAGCCCAACCATACCAAGTTCCCTTGTCATTTGATTGTTGAACTGTTTTAAGGTTATACACGTGACTATATGCAGCCGGTGTGAACATACCATTCTTGCCTTGAAGCTTGATACTGTTCATCATTGAGTTCCATGATCTACTAACTTTTAATTGTGTAGATTTCATAGAGATCAACGCCGTTTGCACATCTTCTGTAACAACATAATAAGATGCTGTGGTTTCTAGATAGTTACCATTAGGTAACCTATCCTTATAATCACCACTGCTTCTAGTTGTTTCCGTCATAATGCCACTATCAACTGAATGAATAGCAACAGGAGCACTAGAGCCTTCACCTCTATCACTCCACTCAATGTACTCGCGCTTATAATGGCACGGTATTACATTAAGTCCCTTCTCACCATCATATGCCACTTTAGTCACGGTATTAAATATCATACCTGCTTCTGCGCCTTCAACATATTTGGCATCCCGTTTGTTAACTTCCGGGGATAGTTGTGCCAATATTCTTAGGAATGGTAATGCAAAGTCATCACTTGACATATTGTCCATACCTACATTGGCATCTGCCTCAAACATACCTGCTAGAGCTATACTTGAGTTTTCTTTTTTAGTTACTTGTTTTTCTTGAGTCATTTTTTATTCTCCTTGGTTCATGATTTCCGGCTTATTTTTGTTTGATCTTTCACAAAAGTGTGAAAGAATTCCGAGGGCATATCGAGTCCGGACTCAATACGCTCCCGGTAGAGTGCTTTCAAAGTCATAGGTTCTACCTTCTGCTTCTGCGAGGGTTCAAAACCCTCTTGCACTGCAAGGCCTAACAATTGTTCTGCCTTGTTATCTTCGCCCTTCCCGAACTGTACGGCTACCTCATTTTTAATAAGATCGCCAAGTTCGTTTTCACGAAGCCAGTTATAAGCTGATTCGACTGAGTCTTTTTTTACAGTACAGCTATAGGTTTTCTTAACCTCTACACCTGAACCGTCAGCTAATTTCAAAGATACTAACCCTTGCTCTGCGAGCAAATTAGGTATTACCTCTGAAGAAATTTTGTCTGCTGCTGCTTTTTTTGCTTTGAGTTGTTGTTCTAAAGAATCTATATCGTTCTCTATACCTTGTAACTCTTGACAAAAAGTAGCTAATGTTTGTATGTCTGTCTTCTCAATCAACTGTTGTTGATCACCTTCTAAGTCTTCTAATGTTATATTACTCATTTTTATTCTGCTTTCTGATATAAGTCTATTGTTAGTGGGTAGTAAGTTCTCTCTCTTTTGTCCCACTTCAAAAGATTAAATTGTCCTTGAGTTTGATCACTGACAATAGCTGTTGATAAACCGATAATAGCTGGGTCACCTGTACATAAAATAAAATCCTTAGATGTAAAGTCACGTAAGTTCTTTTGCATTTTAAATATAAATGGTCCAGAACTAAATATTATTTGTGACAAAGGTGGTAAACAAATTACCAAATAACCAAACTCAGACGCTCCCAAAATATTTATATTTTGAGGAGGGTGCTGTAGTACGTAAACAAAAGTTTCTTTAGGGTTCTCTTTTTGAAACGCTAAAAAATCTTGTAAACTTTTTGGTTTATAAAGTTCGAATATTTTATTCTTCATCTTCCCACCCTTCTAGTGATTAGTTTGTTGGTTCTTCTTCTGGGTAGACATTATCTTTCCCATTTGTAATATTGCTTACATACGCATCTATTTTTTCATTAGCCGCTGCTAACTCTATTTCTTTACCAGCAACATTAAGTTCCTGTTGTAAAATTTCCTGATTTAATTTTTGTATTTTGTTAACTAATACATTAATGATTTGTTTATCTTCCATTTTCTTTCTCCTATTTTTATAGTTGACTTTTAATATAAGTATCATTATATATATGTCAAGAAAGAATATAAGATAATTTATGATAAAACATTACAAGTTTAAAACTAAGCCATACGACCATCAATTGGTAGCCTTAGAGAAGTCCTGGGCTCAAAAAACTTATGCTTTGTTTATGGAAATGGGTACTGGTAAGTCCAAGGTCCTTGTTGATAACATCGCTATGCTGTATGACCGAGGTGCTATTAAAGCTGCAGTAATCGTGGCTCCTAAAGGTGTGTACAAAAACTGGTTTGATATAGAAATTCCAGTGCACTTGCCGGACCATGTAGAACACACTAAAGTATTATGGGAACCAACTAATAGTAAAAAAAAACAACTAGAACTTGATACATTATTTGATGGTGGAACTGACCTTAAGATACTGATTATAAACGTAGAAGCATTTTCTACAAAGAAAGGTCTGGACTTTGCGCATAGTTTCCTTAACATATTCTTAGGGAAAGCCCTTTTAGGAATTGACGAATCAACGACAATCAAGAATCCGACAGCTAAACGCACAAAAAGTATTTTAAAAATAGGGAATCTAGCGTCGTATCGAAGAATCTTAACTGGCTCACCCGTAACGAAATCACCCCTTGACTTATTCAGTCAATGTAAATTCCTGGACCCTTATCATTTAGGCTATGACTCTTACTATGCTTATCGTAGCCGGTATGCACATATGTTAGACAGAAATTTTGGTGGCCGCCGCGTACAAATTGTAGGTAGCTATAGAAGATTAGATGAACTAGCTAAGAAATTAGAAAGTTTTTCTTATAGAGTTTTAAAAGAAGATTGTTTAGATTTACCAGAGAAAGTATTTGTTACTAGAAATGTAGAACTAACTGATGAACAGAAAAAACTTTACGCTACTATGAAGTCAGCAGCGATTGCTATGATTGAAGGTAAGGTTATGAGCTCGGCAAATGCATTAACACAAATGATGCGACTACATCAGATCACTTGTGGCACTTTTAAAGCTGACGACGGCACTGTTAGACAGGTACCTAGCAACAGATTAAATGAACTTATGAATGTTGTAGAAGAAACTGATGGCAAGGTAATTATTTGGGCTACATATAGAGAAGACATCAGAAAAATAGTCGAAGCTCTAAAAAAAGCTTACGGAGAAGCCTCTACAGTAGAGTATCACGGCGGGGTGGATACTACCCTCCGGCAAGAGGCAATTGCTCTATTTCAGGACGTTAAGGGCCCTACACGCTATTTTGTTGGAAACACACAGACTGGAGGGTATGGAATCACCCTTACTGCAGCTAACACTATGATTTACTATTCTAACTCATACGACCTAGAGAAAAGACTCCAATCAGAAGATCGAGCGCATCGTATCGGCCAGACTGGCAGTGTTACTTACGTGGATTTGATTGCAGAAAAGACTATAGATGAACGTATCGTAACAGCACTAAAGAAAAAGGTAAATATTGCAAATGAAATTATGGGCGAAGATCTTAAAGATTGGATCTAAAAAAGAATCGGGGAATAATTTACTTTGCCTGCTATTCTTTCTGCTTTCAGTATTTGTTTTCTCGAATTTCCCGTCGTACTAGAGCAATGTACCCAACCTGAGTTGGGATCACCATCAACATAAAATTCTAATATCAATTGATCGAAGTCACAGTTTGTACTTATCCAAGCTGCAAGCTCCTTGTTATCTACAGAATGTATTTCAAAGTCTGCAGCCTCACCCCGGGCGTGTTGTGAGTTAACCGAAGAACCAATAGCCTCGCACAACGTAGGGCTGCGATAGCCTGAGGATATCATAACCGGCTTACCAAAATGCTCGCGCACTGGTTGCAGGATAGTTTTCGCTAGGTGAATAAGATTCTCTACATGCTCAGTTGAAGGTTCATTATGAATTCCTTTACGAGTTGCAGTTTGTGATTTAGTTAATTCGTTTAGTGTAAAATTATTTGATAAATTCATTATAACAATCCTATTAATCCTTCAATAACAATTAAACCAACGGCCCCCACCGTAGTTAAAACAACCCAATAGATTTTATCTATCTTGCCACCCAATTTCTCCACGTCTCTGTGCACATGTAAAACGTCTTGCTTTAAGTTTTCTACTTCTCTTTTCACCCCAGTTATATGTCCTTGTATTGAAATTATATGTTCGCGTTCTGTTTTAGGTTCCATTTCCATTATACAGTTCCCCTCTGTCTTTGTCGAATAAGTTGTTCGTCTCTATCTAATAAAGCACTTTCCGTAGATGTCAATCCCGTTGCTTGATCTACTACACCTGCTGCTGGTTGCGCTGCAGCTACATCAACTGGTTTTGATTCAGGCAGCGGTGCTACTGGTGGTGGCGCTTGAGATATTTCTTGCGTTGTAACAGGAGCTTCTACTGCAGATTGTTGCTCAGGTTTTTTATTTTGTTCTTCAAATTTTTCAAAAGATAAATAATCCCATTTATTTTTTTCAGACTCTAAAGCACCAAATGGATGAAAATAAGAAAAACCATAACTTCTTGCATCAGGATCGTTTCTTTTTATTTTGGTATATCTACCTTCAAGACCGCCTCGGCCCCAAGAAACAGCTCTATATCTACCAGACATAATTGCACCAACTGTTAATTTTGATAAACCACGACCAGAAAGAACGGTGATAATTTTAGCGTCAGTCATAAATCTATTTGCCCGTAAGTTTTTTACCATTTTATAAAATTCATATTGTTGCCTAAAAGCTTGTTCATTTTGAACTCTATATTCCTTTACGATTTGTTCTGGTCCTCTTTGTCGCCAATCTTTTGCACTATAAAAGCCTCTACCCATTTTAGGTTGAACTAAGCTTCTTGCAAACTCTCCCATTTTATAATCAAAATTAGCTGGTATATCTATTTTTACATCCGATCCACCAAGTAGTTTTATTATTTCAGAATTTAATTCTATAGGCTGCCCTGATCCAGATACATCTCCTTGTAATGCGTTAAAGATTCTTTTACCCGTGCTAACAATACCAGGTTCAATAGTAGTAAAAAAATGTGCCATGGCTTTGTCAAACTTTTCACTGTCTAACATACCTTCATTCCAAATAACACTACCTTCACGGGTTTTTCCATTTTTAGCTTCTTGAAAAGCCTCTAAACCAATTGGTATACTTAAAAAAGTTCCAGTTGTTGCATCCCACAAAGGACTAATTGTTTTAAACATACTTTCAAAAACATTTGTTGGTATTTTACTAGGGTCTAGTTTTCTATTAGCATCATAAAAAATTTTTAATTTTTTTAATTCTTTTCTTCTAGCTTGCATTTCTTCAGAAGAAGGATCAATACCTTGGTCTATTAAAGTTAAATATTCTTCTCTTTTATTAGCTAAATTAGTATCTACATTAGCTCTTTCATTAGACGCCATTAAAGAATTAGCTGATGAAATAAGTATGTCGTATGGATTAAACCTAGATAAATCAAACACTGTAAAAACACCATTTTTAATATTACTAGTAGGCACTAAAGTACTGTTTTTCATATAGTCTGGTGCAAAAAATTGTTTAAAAGAATCTACGTTAGTCTGTGTAACATTAGTCATAGCATATCCAATTCCTTGTACTCCTTGATTAAGGGCACCTAAAGTAATTGCTTGCCCCGCTAAACTTCGGTAACCCATTTCTCTAAGACCAACATTATCCGAAGCAATATGTTTCATAGCTATACTACTAGTTGCAAAACCAGTTCTTAATATTTCAGCCGTAAAAGATACAAAATTACCTAAAGGTAATTTTCTTAATGCTTTAATTACTTCAGGTACTTTACTATAAGTAGGGTATGTTTCTCTTAGTAATATTGCAGCCGCTTCTTCTATACCATCTTCAAAAGTTTTAATACTACCGGTATTTATATTTCTTGTACCTATATCAACACCATGTGTGTTTTTCAGGTAAGAAGAAATTTCATCAAAGTTTTTAAACACGCCTTTTAATTGTGACATATAAAATTCATGGCCATACCATTTCCAAACGTTATCACCTCCTGCATATATTCTTGTAGCTTGTTTATAAAATTTAGAATTGTTAGCAGCTTTTGCTAAATCTCTAAATGATTTAAAACTACCTTTTTTTAAATCTTCTAAAATTGCATTAAGTTCTGAAGCTACAATATTTTCATCTAAAACACCTAGTTCAACTTTTCTTTGAGTTCTTTTTATTAAACTAGCTTCATCAACAGTTTTACCTGCACCAAATATATCATCCATTATAATTTTAAAAGAATCTGTTACCGAAGCACCCCCACCAATATGACCATTAAACATAGGAAAAGCACCTGCACTTAAAAAATTACGAGTTTGTGTAGCAGGAGAGAATACCGTCTTACCTGTTTGCACTGCTGCCTTATAGGCAATAAGGCCTTGATACATTTCAACTTGTAATAAACTATCCAACACACCACCGGTACCTAAAAAAGTATTAACCATTTCTTTAGAACCATATAAACCAACCGGACCACCTTTAGAGGTTAATGCTTCTGATTCTAACAATCCAAGACCAGGAACCCTACCTATTGGTAAAGGCTCAATTATTCCTGCCGCTGTTGCTTCTGCTCTAGTTTCAAATAAGTAACCATCACGTAAACCTTGCTTAGCAGTTTCGCGCCACGATCTTAAATTAGAAGTTTGCGTTACTAAACTACCTGCAGTAGTCATAACAGAATTACGTAAATTATTTTCTTGACCTAATAATTCTCTAAGAACTTTTGGTAGTTCTTCTCCAGTGTTAATAATAATATCATCGTTTCTAACAAACTCTTTATTAATTCTATTTAAAACATCTAGAGGGTCCCTGCCTTCTGTTTTACCTAAAGCAATAATACTATCTACATTTTGCTGTGCAAAATTTCTAATTGCTTGTTCACCAGGTAAGTCACTGCCTTTTAAAGCTACCTCCCTTAAGTCTTCATTCTTTCTAATTATATTAACCATAAAATCTACCGCGTTATTTACTACTTCTGGTGAAGCTTTGTATGCTGCATTATTAAAAGTAGCAAAAGACATTCTCATATATTTATCTAAATTAGATTCTATACTTTCCCTTAAACCTCCGCCCATAGGTAGTTCAGATGCATATGTTTTTTTAATATCATCAAATGTATTTTTTAAAGCTTGAGCATATTCTTGTAACTCTTCAGGTAGTTGTGATTTTTTTAAACCACCCTGTAAAAATTCTAAAACTTGGTCCATAAAATATTTTTCTCCCGCTGGAGAAGTAGTACTTTTATTGTATCTATTTTCAAAACCTTTAGCTAAGTCATAAGAACGTTTTTGTATAGCATCTAAATAACTTTCAATTTCTTTAGATTTAGAAGTAATATATCTCTCTGCACCGCCATCTAAATAGAATTTATTAACTGCTTGGTTACCACTATCTCGAAACCATTTTAAAAAATTATCAACTTTTTTAAGTCCTTTTTTTAAAGGGTCTTTAGAAGTAACGTCAAATAATCTCCAATCTTTATAATCAGGTAACTGACCAGCAACTCCTTTTTTAAAAGACGCAGCAAAAGCTCCTTTACCGCCTAATACACCAGCACCTATTCTAGCAATAATATCTTTACCTAATAATGAGGCTACATCTAAACCACCCCTTGCCAAACCTTGCCCAATGTCTTTAACCACTGGGGTATTAGCAGCAAGATAAGTGCCACCTTTTAAAACAGCTCCAGTAGCTTTAACTCCTACACCACCAAATGCTAAAGCAGGTTTTAATAAAACATTTTTACCTATAGCACCCAATGCCGGACCTACAATTGGAAACACACCTCCTATCATAACACCCTCTGCACCAAACCTTAATCTGTTTTTAAAGTTAGCTTTAACTAAATCTATACCAGATAAGTCATCTGTTTTTTCTAATTTACCTACTAGTTTAGAACTTAACAAAGGATCATCAAACATAGTAGACAAAGTATTATATGGACCTGACGCAATAAAATCACCAATACCAAAAGCAACTCCTAAACTACCGGAACGTTTAGAAATATTAGATATTTCTGTAATTAAGGGTTTATAACCTTTACCATATGTTTTATGAGTAAAAGCACTATACTTTTTAGTTGATACTAATTTTCTTAATACATTAGTAAATTTAATAGCAGCGCTTCCTGGTATACCGTATTCTATAGCAATTGATCCTATTTTACCTAAAAATGTTTCTGGTTCAGACAAATCTGCTTCTGAAAATTGACGTCTAACCTCATCGGTAAATTCTGTTTTAATTACACTCTGGCCTTGAATTTTACTAGGTATATAGTCTATGGCGTTAACAATAGTATCAGTAATACCGGCAGCTAAGTCAACAACACTAAACATTAAACGTTTAGCCCCACTAGCTTGTGCACGGTTAAACTCACTTATCATACTTATAAATTCTTGTTCTTTAGGTGTCTCTTGAACACCACCAAACGAATATTTATATTTACCAGCTCCTTTAGCACGTTCATACATATCATATGTTTTTGGAAAATATTTTTCCATTTCAATATTATTTTCCGTACCACTACGTATACCATTATATAAAAATTCTATTATTTCTAGAGCAGGAACTTTTGGTCCTGCCGTTGCTTGGGTAACAGCAGGGTTTTGTGTTATTAATAAAGGTAATTCAGAAAGTTTAAATCTTGTAGGTTGTTTTGGATTAAGTTGTTGTGTAAGAATTTTTTCCATATTTTTTTGTTGTAACTTTAAATTGTCATAATAAGGTTCAGTTAACAATGAAATTTTTGAAACCCTATCTTCATATATTTGTCTAATATCTTTTTGTACTGGGTTTAATGCTTGTGCAACAGCATACTGTATAGTACCAGGAATTGTAGAAGGTTTTATTGGATCAATGTCCGACTCTTTAAAAATATCATAATCAGTTCGCACTCTATCACCGTCAGCATAAAAAGTTCTTGATATTGGTGTGCCACCCATAGAGTTGCCTTGCTGGACAAACTCTTCTAAAGTTAAAGGTAATTTATTATTTTTATTTTTTGGTATTTCAAAAGCAAAACCAGCTTCATCTGCTTCCCCAACTAAATCCATTCCAAAATTTTTATATTTTTCAATATTACTTTTACCATAATAACTTGTAACTTTTTTACTATCCATAACTTTAGCCACAGTACCTTTTATTGCAGGATTCTTTTTTATAGCCGCATCTAACATTTCATTATATATTTTAATAAATTCCTTTTTTGTTAAGTCACCATTTTTATATTTGCCTATCTGCGCAGACAATCTGCCTTGTAGTTGTGGTAAAATTAATTCATTTGTTCGTCTAGTTACAGGAACTATAAAATTTGTGTAAGAAGGCATTTTATAAATAAAACCAGTTGATAAAGCTACAGGCTCATGAACTCCTAAAGAACTAAGATCATCTCCTTTCGTTCCAAGTTTAGATCTAGCCTTTTTTACTAATGTTTGATAAGAGATAGGTCTAGATAAAGTTTGATTTATAAAATCTTCAGCAAAAGTACGTAAAGTTTTAGAGGCTGGAGAATTAAAAGGAGCATTAGCCATTTCGTTTAAAAGTTTTGTTGCTTGTTTTGTATTTTTTCTTAAACCTACAAAAGGATCATCAACAAAAGTTCCTGCCATACGAGCGGTTTGATCACGAGGAATTAAAACTTTTTGTCCGTTTATTTTTTGTAAAACCCTAAGTATCGCATTATTAAATTGTGCCGCCGTCATATCTAAATTAGTAAAGTCTGCGTAGTCAGGTAATCTACCGGAGTTTAATGCCTCATTAAATTTTTTATTTGTTCTTAATATATTTATATTATTTGCTGTTTTTGTAGTAATGGGTGATTGTCCTCTGTTTTTGTAAATATCTTCTATTTTTTTAATATCTTTTTGCGTAGGGTCTTTGTAAGAAACACCTATCTTTCTATTAGGGTCTGAAACGGGTTTTAATATTGTTTTTAAATTTTCATAAAGATTAATTTTGTTTTGACTAGGTGCAAATTTTCTTGGGTCTATTGGTGTAAAATTTGGTATTTTATTTGATAATAATTTATTTAATTCAGAAGTATTTATTTTTTTTGTACTAGCTGCACCAAGACTACTAGGTTTAGTATTAGCTGTATTTAAAAACAAAGAACCAGCATCTGGTTCATCTAAATATTTTAAATCACTTAATAACTCTCCTGTTTTTTTTCCGGCAAACGCACCACCTTTCATTAGACCACTACCTGCAGCTCTAAATAAAATATCTTCTATTGGCATCGAAGCTGCAAGTGCTCCAAAATAACCAAGGCTAGCCATCTGATCATGTTTTCTTATAAAAGCATTAGCCTCATCTACAGTCATGTCAAATTTTGCTGCCATCTCTTCGTCAACCACATAGTCTCGACGTAGCCTACCAATGTTTTCCATGGTAAATACATCGTCAAGAAATTCACCAGGTAGATCATTAGGAAGGATAGCTGCTAGTTGAGCGGTATCTGCAAGCGCATTAGTAGCGCCTCTACTAAATCTACCATAACCACTTTCACCAGATAACTTACTCGCCATTGCTGGATCAGCGCGCATATTTTTTTGTCTTATAAATTCGTTAAGGGTGGGTTCGTGGTTAAGATAAAACTCACGGTCTTTACCCGTAATTCTATTTATGCCATCTTCATTAACTACAATTTTATTTATATAGTCTTCGTAGGTTGTAGGAAAATTATCGTATCTGTATTCAGGATCAGTCATACCCTTATATGTTTCCACATAAGGTCTAACCATTGTTTGAAGTATGCCTTCTTTTTTTGGCGTGTCAGCCATAGTTAAGCTACCTGTGCAGGCAGCTGTAAATCAGCGTTATACCTTTGATTGAATCTTCCTATATCTTCTTGGGTTTGTATTTGTGCAAAATCAATTAAAGCCTGTTCGCTAGTTGCAATTAATCTAATAACATCATCAGAAACTTCTCTTGGTAATCTTGCCCTTAGTTCTTCAAAAGATAAAGGTGAAGATCCGGTGTTTGCTTGCGCTTGCATAACAGGTGGAGAACCGGGATCAGGATTAGGACCACTACCTGGCTCATAAGGTCCAGTGTTAGTAGTCATAGTGCTGCCATTAGCATAACCAATACGACCACCATCTGCTTCCTCAACACGTTTTTTTTCAGCACTAAGATCAGTACCTTGTAGTATTCTTTTTTCTTGCTCAAATAAAATTTTCTTTCTTCTAAAAAATTCTATTGAATACTTTTCATAGTTTGTATCGTTAGGTAAAGGCACATCCTCTAAACCAAGCGCACCCAAAGTTTCTGTTTCTGCTTGGCTATTTAACGTCATTTGACTTAAATCACCAAGCACTGCGTCTTTAGGTAAATTTAATTCTAGAGCACCATACATTTTATTAATAGATAAAGTTATTAAATTATTTAATCTAGCAAATTCTGAATCATAATTTCCAGCACTAGGGTCAAGGCTATTTATTTGTGCTGATAATTCAATATATCCTTTTTCAATTTCATCATATTTTTCAAATTGACGATCAATTTTAAATACTTTACTGTCTTGTAGTTCTTGCGCAGCGCCACCTTCGTAAGCTGCTGCTGCTATACCTAGTTGAGTTTCTCTTTGACTTTGATCAAAAGCTGCTCGACCCATGTCATATTTTGTTTTTGCATCCGTTCTTGAATCAGCAGAGGTTGCTAAATCTTTTCCTAAACCACTTAAAGCTGGTCCAACTGCTGCTAGTGTACCTTTAAGACCCGAGCCACGACCCTCAGCGCCAAGCATTTCGCCACCTGCTGCTGCTATTCGTAACCAATCCGCAGCACTTAAACCAGATTTTGGTTCAGCAACATCATATGTTGCACCGCTCATAATATCTTCTGACTCAGTTCTAAACTTTTCAACAGCATCACCTTTTTTATAATTTTGTCTCGGTTGTGCAAAGCCAGAAATAATACCACTATTAGTATTTGGCGAACCACCCATTCTAAACATCGGTCTTCTTAATGGTTTACTCATTATCCAAATCCTTTATTAAATGCACCAGCGATACCAGCGATACCAGTTCCAGTACCTAAGATAGTTTGTAAGGTACTAGGTGGCGTTGCTTGTGAAGTGCTGTATTGAGTTGACGCACCGATACCACCCATTAGTGGTGCAAATTGTTGTCCCGCAAAACCAATCCGTTGTTGCTCTTCGTAAGCTGCTTCACGATTAGCTGTAGCTTGTGCATCTAGTTGTGATTGTCTTAATGCTTGTTGTTGCTGACCCATGCCCATAAGCTGTGCTGACTGTTGTTGTTGTAATCCTGGAACTAGTGTTGCTAAACCTTGTTGGTTTTGCATACCTGCTTGTGATGCTGCTTGTGCTTGTGCAAAATTCTGTGCTCTTAAATCTGCTTCCATTTGTGTTGCGCCTAAAGTTGTTTGTGCATCATACACTCCACGTTGAACCCCTTCACGACCACCACCAAAAGCGCCTGCAGCTATTGCTGAATCAGCAATAGATTGTCTACCTTGAGCTCGTTGATTTTGATAAGATGCTTGAGTGGCATCAATAACTTGTTGTTGGTATGGCGACATATACGGATCCATAGCTGACGTTACGCCAGCACCAGTTACTTGGCCTGTAGTTGGATCAACTCCAGCTAATCTTTGTGATTCATCTAAGAAAGGTTGAAAGGCACCTATGCCTGAACCTTGACCAACGCCAGATGCTAATCCTGTGGTTGGGTCATAAGATACATTACCAAGCCCTGCTTGGTTTGCTTGTGATTGTATTCCAGCTTTTTGAAAAGCTGATAACCCTGCAACTGAGGGTGCAAATTGACTAGTGTCAACTGCTTGGCCTAAAACCCCTGGAGTAACAACTCCAGTAGCTTGATTTTTGCTACCAAATAATTTATCTGTATATACTTTACCGGCCTGTTCGATAAATTCGGCGGGACGGGTTCTGGTAATTTCTTCAGCCATTAAACTGTTGCCTCCATCTGTTCTTGTAGGTCATACAAAGCTCTAGCCCCAGCTCTTGGGTCTGCTTTACCGGTTAAGGCTTTACCTATACCAGCAACTGCTCTGTCATTCAAGACAAACTCGTCTTTTCCGACCATTGCCGGTACATCATCTGCTCGTGGCTCGGTGCCAAGTTCTATAAAACCTCCGGGTCTTAAATCCATTTGCATGCCTGGTGGCATATTTGGTGCAATCGGATCACCTTGTGGTGTTTGTCTACCACTACCATAATTAAAGTTAGGTCTATCCGGCATACCACCATTAGCATAGCCAATACGGCCACCGTTAGACATACTTTGAAGTTGAGAGAAAGGTCCACCACCCATAATACCCATATTAGTACCTAATAATTCTTGAAGAGTACCTCCGGTAACACTTGGTTGAAAATTTCCTCCACCATTATTATTAGCAGGGACTAAAACTTCTTGAGGTTTAAATTGACTACTTACATTACTTTGAATGTCTTGGGTAGCACCATCTAAACCAGTTTTAACTGCGTTCATAATATTTCCTACCATACCACTTTGATTGGAATTACCACCACCATATCCTGGTGTAGTTGGCATCCTCATATTGGAATCCATACCTCCTCCAAGAATACCTCCAAGACCCGCAAGAGGTCCCATTCCGGCAAGGTTAGTTGCTGAAGGTTGTTGTTGAGGTTGTACCCCGCCACCATAATTAAAATTAGGTCGGTTTATCATACCACCCATAGCTCTACCTGGACGAACATATCTACCTAAATCACTATAATAGTCTTGAAACATTTGTGCTTTTTGTTCAGCCTCAGCTGCAAATCTAGCATTCATTTCATCACGTTTTTGTCTTTCTGATTTTCTAACATCTTCCATAGTTCTGTCAGCATATAAAGAATTTATTTCTTTATCTAATAATTTTTCCATTAAACTAATTTCGCCATCGTTTTCTGAATCTCTACTTCTGTCAGCAGTTCTTTTACGCATGTCAATTATTTCATTTAATTTAGTTTCTAACTTTTCTATTTTTTCGCTGCTATAGCGGTTCTCGTTTATATAAGTACCAACTTGTGTTTCTGGATTTTCTTTATAAAACTCTGTCATGTTTAAACTGTCACGGTCTCTATCACCATATACATCACCCGCGTAATCTTCAGGAATCATGTTACTATAATTTTGTGAACCATCAGCAAAACCAATACGGCCACCGTTAGCTAAACTAGGGTTTTCTAAATCACTATTATAGTAGGACATAAATTGATTAAAGTCTGCTTCGCTGGCTTCTGGGTTAGAACCATAGTAATAGCTACGTGCATAGGCTAAAGACTCTTCATAGCTTAGACCTTGTTGTCTAGCGTTTTCTGCAGCACGGGCCGCTAGGTCTCGGCTAAATCTTTCCACTTCATTATAACCAAGTTTTGGTGCTGCTTGCACACCAATAGTAGAAGCACTTGCCATAGAAATAGGCTCGTCAAGAGGAGCACTAGCAAATGATCTAGCTCCTTCTATTATTTTATCTTTAGTTTTTAAATCTCCAAAAGCAGTTTTATAGTCCGTGCCTTCTAATAATTTACCATCGGCTCCCGTTAAAGATTTAGCAATAGGAGCATTTCTAGCTGCTCCAAAAATACCTGACATTAAGGATGATTCTAATCGAGTTCTGTCACTAGTTAATTCTTGAGTTCCAGCATCAGCAAGAAACGCGCCTATACCTTGTCCCAACATACCTGTACCACCAACACCAAACATACTTGCTATCATCGGTCCACCAAAAATAGAAGCCAGCGCCGGTAAGAAGGGTGCTGCCTCTTTAGGTATTGCCTTCCTAATTTTCTTTTTAATTTTACTAAAAAATCCCATGGATAACCTTATACAATATAATATTAAGCAAGGTGCCTAGGCTTGGGTGAAGACGATTATTGAATTTACTACGTTTTACCATAAATTACAAGTCCGATTCTGCTCCAATTGCTGGCATTTTTGCAACTTTAATATAGACGCTGCGTGACAGGTGTTCTTGTTTAGTCTCTGTTTCTGGGTTGTCTACATCAGTTTGACCGTGGTCATCTGACTCATATTCTTGGCCCGTTACAGTGTTCTTTAATAATACTTCAGAATCAACTTTAACTTGAGCAACTTTAACGTCACCCTCGTATAAATAGCCTATTGATCCTGGTTCTTTAAATGTTGGCATATGACCTCCTTAGTCTCTGCTTATTTCCAAAAATGACATAACAACATGTAATCTATTTGCTGTTGCTGCCGTTACTTTTATAATCTCACTCTCATCTACAATCAATGGTTGTTTTAATAGTTCTTCTGTACCCAAAGCATCTACTGCATATAATTTAAATAAACTTGTTACAGCACTAGCTTTAGTAACTGTTACCGTAATAGTGTCATCACTAGAAGAATCATTTGATACTAGTATAGATTTTATTATTGTTACTGTTGCAGCAGGAGCTGTATACAAAGTAGTTACATTAGTATTAACTAAATCTGCTTTTGCAACTTTATATCTATTGGCCATTTAATTTATAAACCAGTTTATTTGTTCTTGTTCTTCTTTTAAAGATTGCTGAAACGTAGAATTTAATTGATCTACAATTCCAGTAATAGTTTTGTTAATTTGTCTTTGTGTACTAACATCGTATTCAATTTTTGGTTCTGGTACTCTAACAATTATTTTACTCATTATCTAGCTCCATCTGGTTTTACGTCTAAGAGAAAAGTTCCAAATCTCCAACTTTGTTCTACACCAGTATTCTCAATTTTAAAGTTAACATATCTACCTCTTGCTCTAGTGTCTACCTTTTCTGTTGCAGCAGTTATAGTAAACGGACTATATGTCGAAGTTGTATCTGTATTAGATGGAAAATCTTTAATAGCCAAAGTAACATCAGCGTTACCAACTAATGTTTTAAAGTCAGGTATAAATCTACTAACTGATACAAACAAGCCACCTTCACTGTTTTGAACATTTAAATCATAGTCATATGAAGTTATAAAAGAAGTAACCGGAGTAACTGAACCATCTTCATTAGTTTGATCGGTACCTATTTCATGTTCAAAATATTTAGTTTGACCTAATCCTGTCTCACCTAAGACTGCTGGAAAAGTACCAGTTAAGGTTGTGTCAAATTTAGTTGCATAAGGTTTTTGATAAATGTTAGCATCCATCCATGAACTACGTGGCTCATTAGATAAGGACCAAATACCACCTGGAACTTGAGCCGACTCTGCATAATTATAGGTTACGGCTTTGTTATTAAAATCATTGTCTGTTGGATACCACCAAGTTATTTCCGAAAACAAATTGTTTAAACCGGCAGTCATTTGTTGACCTTTAGTCGTGTCTATATTATCAAATACCTCATCTTCTACTGAACAAGGTAAAGTTTTAACCGTACCATCATACATTAAGAAACCTTTAGAACTCATCCAATAAGCTACCCCATCTACTTCTACTGCTGCATTTTTACCAATTAAACCACAGTTGGTACCAACTTGTTCTATACCAAATATAAAAGGCGCTCCAATAAATTTCATTGAATAGAGTGCATTATCGGTCCAAATTAAAATAGATTCTTTAGCTTTTAAAGCTCCAATAATTTTAGTACCATCTTGAATTCTTAAAGTACCGGCAGTGTTAGTTGAAGTTGGAGTATAGCTATTTATTTCTTCTTGTGCCGAAAATCTAATAAACATGTCATCTTGACTACTGGTAGTACCTATAGTTGTTTCTGTACCTAAGTGTATTAAAAACCTAGTGGTAGGTGAAATAAGCGTGATCCTCGATGCTGTGGGATTGTTGCTAGTTGCAAAACCAGTAGTAGCAGTGGCCGCTCTAATAGTTAAAGGGCTCGCGGCTGAAGGGTTCCAGGTAAAGGTAGCACCATTAGCAATTGTTGCTATAAGCACTTCACCAAAATTATCTAAGGACCATAAACCTGGTTCTAAAGTTGTTTGGTTAGCTGGTAGTGCTGTGCCCCAACCACTAAAATCAGTAGCATTGATAACAGTAGCACCAGAACTGTGGGCTGCAGCAGTGGTACCTAAAGCGCCTCTAGTTGCACTGGTCATAGTATTGGTACCTTTGCCAGTATAAATAATTAATTCGTTAGCAATGGCTAAAGTACCTGCAGTAGGAAAGCCAGAGTTAGATGTGACTGGAATAGTAGTTACACTATTATTAATACCTGAAGATAACGTATTTGTTAAAGCGGTAGATAAGTCTCCACCCCAAGATCCAACACCCCAACCATAACCATAAGTTTGTTTTTGGGGTCCAACTTTTGCATATATATTTACCGTAGCTGAACCACCAGTTGAAATAGTTGCTTGTGCTGCAGCCGATGAAGTAATGGTAAAAGTAGTTGCGCTAGGTACAGTATTGACCATAAACACTTTGTTCTCAAAAAGATTAGCATTAAGGCCAGTACCACTTGGCATTGTTACTGCATCAAGTTCAATAATATCTTCTGCGGCTAAACCATGTGCTGATGAGGTAGTAATTGTTATAGCTGTTTTAGTATTTATAGTGGCTATGGTTGCACTGGTTTGTTGTAGGTCAGTATCAAAAGGTGTAATATCAAATAATTGACCTTCAAAATATAATAGTAAAAATTTATCAGTACCAAGGGCAATATATCTATTGCCAGTAATATCTAAAAAAGGATGTTGTGAACGAACTACACCAACAATACTATCACTAAGTAACGAAGACCACCCACCCACTTTTTCTGGTAGACCATAACGAAACCTAATATTATTACTATCTACCCAACGGTTTTCTGCACCTTTAGTAGTGTTCTGTTTATCTATTCCTGGTAAAATTTTAAAGTCAAGGAGAGCCATTTATAACGCCTTAATCTTTCTTAGTTTTAAAAATCCAACCTTTAGTGGAATTTGCATAAACCAATGTAAAAGATTCACCGTTTTCACTTACCGTTAAGTTTGAAGTAGCGCCATTAATAGGTTGACTGTTACGATTAATAATTAAATTATTAGAATTAAAACTTAATTTTGAATCTATAAAATGTACTTCATTACCAACGGCAGGACTTGCTGGTAGTGTTATAGTCACTGCAGTAGAAGCAGTGTCAACAAATATTTGATCACCATTAACAGCGGTGTAAGCTGTGGTTGTAGTCTGATAACCTTTTTCTACGAAACCATTAACTACATTAGTTCCATCAACTATAACAAACATATTAGCACCAACCGGCATAGTAAGCCCGCTGCCCGATGCTGTCTTAATGGTTATAGTATAATGGTTAGAAGTTCGAGTAGTAGCATCTATAACTATGTAAGTTTTTTCTGTTGAATCTGGAAAGATTAAACTTCTATTAGCGGTTAAGCTACCTGTTAATTTAATAACTTTATTACGACCATCTGAAGCTGCGCCATTACTAATAGCAACCGTTTGATTGCCAGAAGCTAAACTTAAAGCGACAAAACCACCAACGGCTTGTTCGACTAAATCTAAATTAGTATTAGTAACTGTACCCCAAAGACCAGCCTTTTCGCCAGTAGTCATTTTTTCTAGTTTTAATGATGTTGAGAATGATGATGCCATAATTAATTATATCCTATGCTGCTATTTCTGTCCATGTGTTAGTTGCGCCCGGTATTATATCGTTCCACGTAATAACCCCAGCACTTGTAGTGGTTATAGTCATACCAGAACCAGTTACTCCAAATTTTGCTTTTGCTACAATAGTTACACTACCAGAACCTGCGGTTACAGTATTAGTGCCACCGCTATTGATCGAACCACCACGGCCAATAACTTGACCAACCGATGCGGTTAAACCACTGCCAGTTAAAACTACTACCGCTTTAGCAACTTCAGTAGTATCACCTGCAGAAACTGTAACTGAACTACCAGTAACAGTGAATACTGCTCCAGCAGCTATTGTTGCCGAGCCACTTGCTGAAGTAACCGCACTACCTGTTACACCTACATCAACAAAACCTTTAATAGTTGTATTACCAGCACTAGCTGTTAACGCATTGCCGGTAACCAAAACATAATTTTCGGTATCTCCAGCGGCTCCAAAACTTAAATCACCAAATGATGCAAAACCTAGAGCCATAGTTTATTCCTTTTAGCTGTCGTTTAATGTCGAAACATCAAAAGAACCATCAGTAGTTTCTACTACTGCATCAGCAGTCCATACGGTGTACTTTTTATTGTACATATCGTCCCAATGGGCTACGTCAAATAGAGCTAGTATCTCAGCCTTAGTGTAACCACTAGGGGCTTTAGATGGTGTGTCTATTTTAACATTACCACTAAAGGTATGTGGATGAGTAGTCTTAGTATATTTATATTCAACAGACCATTCCATTACATGCCCATCAGCATTTTTTTTAGGGATTGCTTTTACCCATGCTTTAGTAGCATCACTTGCGTGTGTCATATTATAAACCCTCCTTAAGGATTTGTATTTCTTGTTGTAGAGTTGTAACTGTAGCCGACAACTCTTGTACGGCTTTTACTAAAATAGGGACAATAGCTGTTTCACCTACTTCTTGTTGCCCATCTTCTCTTTCATACCACATACTAAAACCATCTTTTAATTCAGAGTGTGAATCAATTACAGCTTTTATTTCTTGTGCTATAAATCCGTGATTAAGTTTAGAATTTCGATATTGCTCATCAGAACCTTGTTCATAGGCTCTTGACCATTCAGGAACTTCACCTTTAGTTTTCCAGTTATAAGTTACTGGTCTAAGATCATTGATAACTGCTAGTCCAGCATCTGAGGTTTCAATGTTCTTTTTAAATCTTTTATCAGATACAGTAGCCCAAGTTACATTACCATTTGCGGCTCTTATATCATTTGTACCACGACCAAGAGTTGTAAACTCAGCCGCACAAGCTAAATCTGCACCAAGCCCTTGAGCTTGTCCAGAATTTGTAGCAGTAGCATTTGAATTATTACCTATAATAGTATTTTGTGCACCATCTACATTAAGATTACCAGCTTGAAAACCCACATAAGTGTTCTCACCACCAGTAGTGGTTGCTCCGCCAGCACTCATTCCCAAAGCCGTATTTTTATCAGCCGAAGTCAAAGCATCGAGTGAGTAGTTACCTACAGCAACATTTTGTTCACCACCATTGATTGCACCACCTAGTGCCCCTGTTCCAATAGCCATATTGTGGTTTTCAGTATCAGCAGCATCATAT